GGCGGAAAGAGCCTGCACGCCATCGTGCGCGTTGACGCGGGCAACTACGAAGAGTACCGCAAGCGAGTAGATTACCTATACGACGTGTGCCGCAAGAACGGCATGACCATCGACACCCAGAACAAGAATCCTTCCCGGTTATCCAGGTTGCCCGGTGTGACCCGCAACGGCCACAAACAATACCTGATCGATACCAATATCGGAAAGGCCGACTGGCGAACCTGGCAGGAGTGGATCGAGGGCGTCAATGACGATCTGCCGGAGCCGGAGAGCATCGCCGCTGTATGGGAATCGCTGCCCGAACTCTCGCCGCCGCTGATCCATGGCGTGCTTCGCCGTGGGCACAAGCTACTGCTGGCCGGGCCCAGCAAAGCCGGGAAATCCTACGCGCTGATCGAGCTGTGTTGCGCCATCGCGGAGGGTAGGCGCTGGCTGCGCTGGGACTGCGCCCAGGGACGGGTGCTGTACGTCAATCTGGAGTTGGACAGGGCAAGCTGCCTGCACCGCTTCAAAGATGTATACGCCGCGCTGGGCTGGCGGCCTGATAACCTTGCCAATATCGACGTGTGGAATCTGCGCGGCAAGGCCGTGCCCATGGACAAGCTGGCGCCCAAGCTGATCCGCCGGGCACAGAAGAAAAACTACATCGCCGTGATCATCGACCCGATCTACAAGGTGATCACCGGCGATGAAAACAGCGCCGATCAGATGGCAAAGTTCTGCAACGAATTCGACCGGGTATGCACTGATTTGGGCTGTGCGGTGATCTATTGCCACCATCACAGCAAGGGAAGCCAGGGGCAGAAGCGTAGCATGGACAGGGCCAGTGGGTCCGGCGTGTTTGCCCGCGACCCGGACGCGCTGCTGGATTTGATTGAGCTTGAGGTGACCGAGGCCCTGCGCAAGCAGGAGGAAAACAAGGCCGTGTGCACGGCCTGCGCGGGATTCCTGGCGGTGCGTATGCCGGGCTGGGAGGATGAGATTTCACAGGACGATCAATGCAGCCAGGTTGCTTTCCTAGCCGCCTGTGAGCGCCTACTGAAGCCGGAGGACTACGACGCGCTGCGCAACGAGGCCATGATAGCGCAGCATACCGCGAAGCTCAGAACCGCCTGGCGCATCGAGGGCACGCTGCGCGAGTTTCCTAAGTTTGAGCCGGTGAATTGCTGGTTTAATTACCCGGTGCATCACTTGGATGCGGTGGGGAGTTTAGGTGATTTGGATGCCGGGGACATGCCGCTTGTAAAAGGAAGAAGGGCAAATCAAAAGCGCATCAATGCTGAAAATGCAGACAAAAGCCTGCAACTGATGTGCGCAATTCGTGATTTCGCAGCAGAGCATAATAGGAGACCAACACAGGCCGAACTGGCAAATGAGTTAATGATCGACAAGCAAACCGTGCGAAAATGGTTGAGAAAATACGGCTATAAAACCCTCGGTCGAGAGGATGGGTATGTTGTCGCGCCTGCTCAAGATGGTGATTAATGGATCTTCCTGAGGGGTGTGCAGGGGGGCTATATACCGCATACCCCACCGTATCGATATGGGCTATACGATAGGGAAAACGTATACCTATTCACCTGGATACTTTGGGGGTGTACGATTGGGAAAAGTGCATGGATAGGGGGGGGGTATATGATCGGGTATATATACCCCCATGTATCACAGGGGGTATATACCCATCGAATATACCCCCTCCCTGCCCCCGGTCAGAACGCGATAGAAAAGGATGAAAATGGAATGCAGTTTTTCTTGCCCATGATCCCTCCTACCGTCACGCACCAGACGCAAGCTGTGCGCGTGGTGCGAGGCAAGCCGGTATTCTATGAGCCTCCCGCATTGCGCGATGCCCGCGCCAAGCTAGAGGCGCACCTAGCCAAACATGCCCCGCCAGAACCATACACGAGCGCTGTCCGGATGATGGTGAAGTGGTGTTTTCCCGTGGCGGGCCGACACCTCAACGGGGAGTACAAGGCTACCAGGCCGGATACCGATAACCTGCAGAAGCTGCTTAAAGACGTGATGACCGGCCTGCGATTCTGGAAAGACGACGCGCTGGTGGCCTCGGAGATCGTGGAAAAGTTCTGGGCGGATGTGCCGGGTATTTACATCGCCATCGAACCGCTGTATAGGGGGGCGCATGAAAGGATTTGAGCCGGTGACGTATAGGGATTGCGACGTACCGTGTGTGGATACCTGGCGGGTTGAACATGTGCGGGGATCGGCATTGCATGCATACCTCGAATTGGAGAAGCGCGGGCAGATCGTTTTGCGGTATCCGGTGCGGTTGTTCAAAAAAAGCGGATGTGTTGAAATTCGATACCGGGCGGCTTTTCCGCACGAGTGGGCGCTGGAAGCCCTTGCAGATGCGGAGTTGAAGGTCAAGCTTGGCAAGCCGGAACAGCAAAAATTTGCGGTTTGAGGAGGTGAAAATAATTGGATAGACTTATCAAGGACGTTACAAACGCAATGTACGCGGAGTACGACCGGGCGAAAGCAATTCACGGGCCGTCTCATGCCAGCGCCCACGAAGCATATGCCGTCATGCTGGAGGAGCGCCAAGAAGCTGATGTGGAAGCAGTAAATGTAAAGATTGCTTTGGATTACTTCTGGAACGCAACGAAAAAAAATGAAGATACCATAGAATACGCACAGAATGTCATGGGCGCTGCACTGGTTGCTGCGGCTGAATACATCCAGGTTGCGGCTATGGCATACAAGGCGACGATTGGGTATGGGGAGGGAAAAGCATGAACGTAGAGGAATGGGCCCAGATGTTAAACGGGCGTGAGTATGGGAACGAGGTAACCCTTAGGGAGGATTACGATGCGGGACAGGACGGAATTGTAATTATATACGGGCAATCTGACGACCTCATGGAATTTCGTGGCGCGATAAACGATGAAGAAGACTGTTACAATGGCGGTACAGTCTATATAGACCCAGATACGAAAAAATTGTTCAAAAATGACTGCGGGGATGGGGATTGTCCTTACGCAGAGAAATTGATGCTACAGTGTCCTAAAATCGTTGCGGTTTGGGGAGACAGTCACGCAAGCTGGGTATATGAAACAGATATACCGCATGAAACATTCAATATCTTTGATGATGGTGAATTATATTGTGTTGGTATTGTTTTTGATGTTTCCGACTTGTAGAAGGAGGGTCCGTTATGAGCGATAGGATAGCCGAGATCAAGGAGCGGTGCGATGCGGCTACGCCTGGGCCGTGGAAAATTGTCTTTCAAAACGAATATGGAAAATGTGTGCTTGTCGACAGGGGATGCCGAGAAGTGATCTACTCACTATACAATGCTGTCCACATAATCGGTGCTAATGCAGACTTCATTGTCCACACACGAGAGGATATCCCGTTCCTGTTGGGCGCGGTGGAGCTATTGCAAGAGCAGATTGACTATTGCGAAAGCTCGTTTGATACAGTGCAAGCCGATGCAAAGAGGCTTGAGGCTGAAAACGAGGCTTTGCGCAGGGAATTGGATGCGGCGGTGGAAGGCGCATACGGCATATGTATGAAATGCGTGCATTTCGGGCGTTCCATGATAAAAGAGGATAGCCCGTGCTATGCAATGGGCTTGACGTGTTTGCCGCCTGGGTATTACAAAAAATGCGAACACTGGGAATGGCGTGGGAATCAGGTGGAGAAAGCATGCGAATAGCCCCATTTCGTTCATGGTGGAGGATATTGCTTTTGTGGTTGCTATGTGTCAATTTCTGCAAGTGCTGCAAGCATTATATTCCGCAAAACAAAGAGTGCATCATTAACATTGGCATGAGGAATCCTGATGACTTTTGTTTTGTGTATGAGGAGGAATAATATGCCCATCACCCGTGACGAACTGAGAGATTGCGCATCCCTGGCCCGCGAGGTAGACCGCCTGAAGGAGCAGATACTTCGGCTTCGTGCCAGAATAGAAGGCGGCAGCCTACAGCTGGTCAAAACAACGGGCAAAGGAGATGCCGATCCTGTTGGGACGGCAGTTTCCAAGATAGACGAACTGTGTGAACGCTTGGGGGGCGAGCTTAGCCGCTATCTGGAGTTGTCCAACCGCGTTGATGCCGAAATTTCGGGTGTTGATTCTGTGGTCCAGCGGGTGATACTGCGCTTACGGTATGTGGACGGGCTGCGGTGGAGAGATGTTAGCGAGAAAGCACATTTCAGCGTACGCTGGTGCAGAGAGCTTTGCGCACGGGGAAGGAACGCACTTGGAGTGGCATAGAAACATGAGCACACACTTCCTCTTTTTTTATGCTATGATGATACCATCAAGAACCGGCGCAAAAGCCGGGCCAAAGAGCGTCAAACATGGCGCTCTTTTCGCATAGGTGAAAAGGGAGGCAGAAGCATGGATATATCGCTGCGAGATTTTGAACAGTGTGCGGATTTGGCAAAAGAAGCGGACAATGTTCAGGAACGCATAATACGGTTACAGGCCACAGCGGAAGGCGCCGGGCTGCAAAAGGGATTCAAACCTCCTACCAAAAGCGATGATCCGGTGGGCGAATCGGTAGCCAATTTGGACAAGCTGCAAAGGCTCTGGCAGGGTATTCTCAACAGGTATCTCGTGCTGTTGGGGCATGTAGATGCTGCTATTACCGCGCTTGATGATCCGTCTGTACGGGAGGTGCTACGCCTGCGCTATATTGACGGCTTGCCATGGGATGAGGTCGGCGAGAAGGTGAACTATGCGTCGAGCCATTGCCGGAGGCTGTGCAACAAGGGGCTCAAGGAGTTGGGCCTGAAGGGTGCGGCGTGAGTGATCTAGATTTTCGGCAGGGTTACTTCAAAGCGCTGGTTGATTTGGCTGGGTGGGTCAATAAGCCCAATGCACCGCTTAACAGGAAGTTATGTTCACCTAGGTATCTTGAGCAAACAATCAACCACATCATTGAGCACATGGACGAGTTCATGGATTTCCCCGATCTGTTTTCTTTCGAGTTTGAGATTGTAAAAAAACGGTTGAAGATTTTTTAACCGAATCGAGGTGTAACAGATGGTGCTCTTTGAGTGGCAGGGGGAACAGTACAAGCTTACGGAGAAACAGGATCGGTTTTGCCATGAGTACATCGCTGATTTTAACGCTACGCAGTCCGCATTGAGGGCTGCATACAGCCCAAAGACGGCCTTTCGCGCTGGCGCGGAGAATATACAAAAACCTGCAATACGCGCACGTATAGATAGCCTGTTGGCCGAGATTAAAGCAGGAAAGCCAGACAAGATAGCCGATGCCGCCGAGGTACTGGAGAGGTTGACACAGATACTGCGCGGCGAGGTGGAAGAAGATGCTGTGGTGGTTGAGGGGTGCGGTGATGGATGCAGCACGGCCCGCGTGATCCAGAAACGGGTAGCGGGCCGGGAGCAGGTGAAGGCCGGCGAGTTGCTTGCCAAAGGCTACGGTCTGCTGGTTGAACGGGTAGCAGTGAGCGAGGGGGTGCCGGTGATTGAGCTTCACTTTGTCCGTGGCGCCAAAGAAAAAGGTTGATGGGCTTGCATATATCGCGCCGGTATTCAAGCCGGTGTGCGAATCGGTTTTTTTACAGGAATACGCCGAGTACTGGCTCAAGGGCGGGCGCGGTAGCGGTAAGTCCAGCTTTATTTCCTTGGTGATCGTGATGGGGATCATGGCCGACCCGGAGGCGAACGCCATCGTATACCGCAAGGTGGCGGCTACGCTGCGGGAGAGCGTGTATGCACAGATTGTATGGGCCATCGACGTGCTGGGGCTCCGGCCATGGTTTCGGTTTGGATACAGCCCTATGGAAATTACGTACCATACCGGACAGCGCATTTTGTTTCGCGGCGCCGACGATCCTGGCAAGAGCAAGTCGATAAAGCTGATACAGGGGTACTTCAAGTTCCTGTGGTTTGAGGAGTTGACCGAGTTCGGAGGGATGGATGATATCCGGTCGATCAAAGCGTCGGTGATCCGGGGCGGCGGGCACGCGATTGCGCTGTACACCTACAACCCTCCGCGCAGCGCCCAGAACTGGACAAACTCTGAGGCGCTGGCATTGCGCTCTGATAGGCTGGTGCACAACAGCGACTATACCCAGGTTCCTGCCGAGTGGCTGGGGCCTTCCTTTCTGGCGGAGGCCGAGGCGTTGCGTGTCACCAACGAGCGGGCGTGGCGGCATACCTACCTGGGCGAAGTGACCGGCTCCGGCGGCCAGGTGTTTGACAACGTTCGGCTGCGGGCCATCACAAACCAGGAGATGGAGCGGTTCGACCGGCACTATTATGGGCTAGACTACGGTTTTGCATCGCACCCGGCAGCGCTGGTGTCGATGCACTACGATAAACCGGCCTGTATGCTGTATCTGACAGGAGAGTACTGCAAGGTTGGGGCCAGCTACGATGCAATCGCCAAAGCCGCCCGAAAGCTGCTGCACATGCCCGGCTCAACGATCACCGCCGACAGCGCCGAACCTCGAAGCAACGACGAATTGGCCCAGCGTGGGCTTATCGTTACGGGTGCAAAAAAAGGGCCTGGCAGTGTGGAGCATGGCCTGCGATGGCTGCAAGATTTGGCCGCCATCGTGATCGATCCTGCACGGTGCCCGGAAGCGGCAAAGGAGTTCTCTGCATATGAGTACGAGCCGGACAAACGCGGCGGGTTCAAGGCTGTGTACCCGGATCGGGATAACCACACCATCGACGCGGTGCGATACGGGCTGGAGCCGGTGATCGGGCGGCGCACGGCGAGGATACCAAGCCGGTCGAGGCTGGGGATTTAGGAAGAAAAGGAGAATAGATTATGCCTATCGATTTCACACATCTGTATGCCGCCTTTGCGGATGAGATGCTTGCAACCGAAAGCAGAAAGTCCCTGCTGACAAACCAGGATTTTTCCTGGGATGGCACATGCACAGTGAAGGTGTACACATTTACCACGGGTATTATGAATGATTACGGGCGTTCCAAGACAGAGGGAAACTGGAGCCGCTACGGGGAGGTCCTCGGCCTGGATGCCTCCACCGAGACCCTCACCCTCAGCCGCGACCGCTCCTTCACCTTCGCCATCGACAAACTGGACGAGGACGAAACCAAGCGGCAGATGCAGGCGGCCTCCGCGCTGGCCCGGCAGCTGCGCGAAGTGGTGATGCCCGAGGTAGACGCCTGGGTCTACGCCCAGATGTGCGCCTGCGCTGGCAACAAGCCCGCGGCCAAGGCCATCACCGCCGGCAACATCTACGGCGAGCTCATCAAAGGCTCCAACGCCCTGGACAACGCCGAGGCCCCCGACGCGGGCCGCGTGCTGCTCATCACCCCCGACACCTACCTGCTAATGAAGCAGGCCAAAGACATCGTGATGGAAACCGACGTCGGCGCCGATATGCGCCTGCGCGGGGTGATCAGCAACCTGGACGGTATGACCGTGATCCGCGTGCCCGCCATCCGGGTGCCCGAGGATTTTGGTTTCCTGATCGCCCATCCGGTGGCGACCGTTGCGCCCACCAAGCTGGCCGACTACAAAATTCATCAGGATCCCCCCGGAATCAGCAGGGGGCTGGTGGAAGGCCGCGTGAATTACGATGCCTTCGTGTTAGGAAACAAAGCGACGGCGCTGTATTACCAAGAGGTGCAGTAAGGGAGTGAGAGCATGATCATGCGCGATGCGTCGATGCTTGACGGTGGACTGAGTATCAAAGCCTTGGAAAGCATCCTTTCGGAGCACGCTCAGCGTGTGATAGCGTTGAATGGGCTGCGCGCCTACTACGACGGAAAACACGCCATTTTGCAGCGCAAAAAGACCGACGGCACCAGCAACAATAAGATAGTGGTCAACCATGCCATGTACATCGTTGATCTGGCCAGTGCGTACTTAATAGGCAGCCCGGTAGGATATTCCGTCAACGAGGAGCAAGAGAAGGCTTTATCAGCGCTTGCCGATGCTTACAAACGCTGCAACATCGACAGCGTTGATGCGGAGCTGGCGAAGCGTGCGGGAATCTACGGGCTTGGGGTGGAGTTGCTGTATATGAGCATGGAGCCGAGCCCGAGGCCCCGCACCGCAGCCATCGACCCCCAACATGCCTTTGTGGTGTATGATGACACTGTGGCCCACGAGCCTTTGCTGGGCGTACATCTGGTGCAAAAGGTCAATGCGGATGGCATGCACGGCGATTTGTGGGTATCCGTGTATACGGCTACGAGCAAGTACAGCTATGTGCGACGCGGTACGGGCGCTACACCGGAGCTGGTGGGTGAGGAGCCGCACTACTTTGGCGGCGTGCCCATCGTTGAATACTGGAACAACGAGGATGAGCGCGGTGATTTCGTGACCGTGACCACGCTAATAGACGCCTACAACCTGCTGATGAGCGACCGTATAAACGACAAGGAGCAGCTGGTGGACGCGCTGCTGATGATCAGCGGCGTTACCCTGGGTGATACCGACGACGAGTTCAACCGGGCCGTGCGCAGGCTGCGGGATCAGCGGATACTGGAGATGCCAGCGGTGGGCGCGGCGGCGGCTTATCTCACCAAGCAGCTAAATGAAACCGAGATGCAGGTGCTGGCCGACGCCCTGGTGCGGGACATCCATAAGGTAGCTATGGTGCCAGCCCTTACCGACGACAACTTCGCCAACAATGCAAGCGGAGTGGCGATGCGCTACAAGCTGCTGGGGCTGGAGCAACTGACAAAGACCAAGGAGCGCTGGTTCCGCGAGGGCCTGCGTTCCCGCATGCGGCTGTTTGCCAATGTGCTGGCCGTGAAGGGACATCCGCTGCTGGACACAGAGACCGTTACGATGACTTTCAGCCGTGGCTTGCCTGTGAACGGGCTGGAGCAGGCACAGATGGTGAGCATGCTGCAAGGCATCGTGCCGGACGAGATTTTGCTGAAGCAACTCCCCTTTGTGGAGGATGAGAGTTCCGCTATTGAGGCGCTGAAGGAACAGAAAATAGCGGCGGTGAAAGAAAGCGCGCGCAAACACGGACTGACGCCATATCCAGATGCTAACATACAGGGAGGCGGAGAGGTGGAGGCAGATGCCTAAATCACTGCCTAGCGCGGCCTATTGGCGGGAGCGTGCCGAGCGGCGCATGGAATTCTATCACAGAAGCAGCGACCAAACACTCCGCACGATCTCCACCGCGCACCAACGGGCGCTGGACAACATACAGGCCGACCTCGACCGCATTTTCGGCAACTATGCCAGGCGAAACAACCTGACACTGGATGAGGCGCGGGCATACTTGGCGAATCCGGCGGGCTACGCCGAGTATGAGCGCCTGCTGAAGCTGGCGGGCACGGTGACCGACCCGGAGACAAAGCGCGACTTGCTTGCCAGGATCAATGCACCGGCAGCACGATACCGCATGAGCCGCTTGGAGGCCTTGCAGCAGAGCATGTACGCGGAGGCTATGAAACTGGCTGAGGTGGAACTGCACGAGGCGACGAAGGCGTTTTGGCGCACGGTGGAGGTAGCCTACGGTCATTCGATGTATGACATCCAACGCGGTACGGGGATCGGTTTTGCCTTTGATGCGATGTCTTCCGGCGCAGTGAAAGAAATCCTGCACAACCCATGGAGCGGGCTTGCGTATTCGGATCGCATTTGGGGGCATGGCCAGGCGCTGAATGACTGGATGCAGGAACACCTGACCGCCGGACTGATGAACGGGCGCCCGGTACGCCAGCTCTCCCGTGAGCTGGCCGATCACGTGCAGGTAAAGTACCATGCGGCAGAGCGTCTGGTGCGCACCGAGATGACGCACATGGCCAACGCCGCTGAAATGGAGAGCTACAAGGCGGCGGGGATCACGCACTACCGCTTCCTGGCAACGCTGGACAACAGGACTTCTCAGGCGTGCCAAGACTTAGATAACCAGCTGTTTGAGGTGGCAAAGGCGGCGCCTGGAGAGAACATGCCGCCTATGCACCCATATTGCCGCTCCACAACGACGTGCGCGATAGATCAACAAACGCTGGAAACCATGAAGCGCCGCGCCAGAAATCCGGTAACCGGGGAACTTGTAGAGCTTCCGGCATGGATGACATATAAGGATTGGCGGCAATTGATGATAGATACATACGGGGAGGAACAGGTAGTGGCCGCGTACAAGATGGCTGCAAATGAGGCAGTGGACAAGGAGCAATTTGCCCGGTATCAATCGGTGCTGGGCAAGAAAAATGTGCCTGGAACGTTTGCAGAATTCCAAGTGATCAAGTATAATGGTCACGAAGAGTACGGCGTTCTGGAGGCACAAATGCGAGGAATGGGCTATTACAACAGAGCCATCGAACAAGAAAAAGCTGTTACCGACTTTGTAACGCACCAAGCTATGGAAAGCGGATTCTTGCAAGAAGGATTGGAACAGCGGGTAAAAAGCAGGGATTCTTATCTTCGCAAAATTCGGCAAAACTACTCGCCTGACGGAAACACCTATGAGATTCATGACCTTCTGCGCTATACATACATAGCGCTGCCCGACGAATTGACAGAAAAAACGCTTTCTTGTATTGATAGCATGGATTCAATGGGGTATAATACTCTCGGGATCAAGAATTATTGGCTCGACCTACATAATCCATACAACGGTATCAATACGAAAGTGCGGGCGCCATCAGGCCAGCCGTTCGAGATACAGTATCATACCCCCGAAAGCTTTGCGCTCAAAAACGGGAAGCTTCACGAGTTGTATGAGCAGGCGAGAGAGCTTGACCCACGAGATCCACGTTTCATTGAGCTTGAAGAACGGATGTTTGAGTTGTCAGATGGCTTGCAAGAGCCCGCTGATATTGAGAGGGTGGTGAATAGACCGTGAGTGAAACTGTTCGTTACACGCGTCTTTTGGATGCGTCGCACAGGGGGCAAATTGTAAAATCCGTTGGCAGAAAGTCTTACGAATACGATCCAAGCCACGGGTGGGTACGAAGTGGAATTTTGCTTCATTATTTCTCCGATACCAGCGACACGTATGGTATGTATGAGGATGTGAGCGAAGAGGTGGCACTCTCCGCCATTAGACTGGCATTATAGCAAAACAAACCCGGGATCAACCGCTACTGCACAGCAGGGCGGTTTTTTCATGCGGTACTCTCGGGCGCTGACCGGGAGGACCCAGTTAAAACACAAAGCACTCCTTGGCGATGACACGGAGGGCGGAAAGAAGGAACCAATGCTAGAGGACAACAAGGCGAACGAGATAGCAGGGGGGCAGGAAGGAGCAGGAGCACTCCAAAGCACAACACCGGTGGACTACACGAAGCTGTATGAGACCGACAAGACGCTCCAGGGGTTTGTACACCAACAAAACACAAAAGCGATACAGACCGCAGTCACCAACGCCTTGCAAAAACAGCAGAGGATCAACGATGAGAATCTATCTGAAGCTGAGCGGGTGAAGGAAATGACCCCGGATCAGAGGGCGGCGTACTTCGAGCGGAAGTACAAAGATGGCGAGAGCGCGCGGGCGAAAGATCGGGAGGCCGAAGAGCTGAGGGTGCAGACGGGTGTGATCTTTACCGAAAGGGGCATACCTGAAGCGATCTTGAGCTTGCTTGACTTCCGTGGTTCCTCGAAAGACGATATTGATCGGCATGTTGAGGTTCTTGCGGGGTATGAGTATTACAAAAAAGGCGAGCTCGATAAACGCGTAAAAGAAGCTGTGGACGTGCGCCTCAAGCCGAACGAACCGCCCAAGGACACCGGCGGCGGTGCGGAAAAGAACCCATGGGCCGCCGGACAAATCAACCTGACCGAGCAGGGCCGAATCCTGCGTGACAACCCCAAACTAGCTGCCGAGCTAAAAGCGGCGGCAGGACTAAAGTAAGGAGTGAGATGAATGCCCAATGTAACCAGACTGGCGGATGTCATTGTACCTGAGGTGTTTTTGCCCTATGTACGGCAGCGTACCATGGAGCTGTCTGCGTTTGTGCGCTCCGGCATCGTGGAGTATTTGCCGGAGCTTGAAGCGGCGGTGTCCGCCGGCGGCGCGACGATCAACATGCCGTTTTGGGAGGAACTGACCGGAGATGATCAGGTGATTCCAGCGAAAGGCGCGCTGGAGACCACCGGCTTGAAGACCGGCCATGATGTCGCTGTGCGGCTTGTACGCGGCAACGCTTGGGCCCATCACCTGCTGGCAAAGGTTCTCTCCGGCAGCGACCCGGCAGCCGCGCTGGGCTCCATGGTGGCTGAGTGGTGGGTGCAAAGAGACCAGGCGCTCTTGTTCGCTCTGTTGCGCGGTGTGTTCGGTACGCCCGACATGCAAGGTCTGGTACACGACATCACTGATAAGGTTGGCCATGCGGCGAACATCAACGGTGTTACCGTGCTGGACGCCAAGCAGCTCCTGGGCGACGCGTCCGATTTGCTCACAGGCATTGCGATGCACAGCAAAACCTTTACGAATCTGCAACAGCAGAACTTGATCAACTACGTTCCCGCAAGCGACGGCAAAACGCAGATCGCCAAGTACCTGAATGAGTACGAAGTGATCAAGGACGACGGAATGCCGGTGGATGGAGATATGTTTACGACGTACCTGTTCGGCAGGGGCGCCGTAGGGCATGCCGAGGGAACTATCGATGATGCTGTGGAGACAGACCGGCGCGCTCTCGAATCGGAGGACATACTGATCCACCGCCGGAACCTTGTGCAGCACATCCGTGGCATCGCCTGGAAACCCTCAGGCACCGGCAGCTTCACCGCATCGGAGAAAAAACCTACACCAGGAAATGACGCGCTGGAGAAAGCGGCGAATTGGAAGCGCGTATACCCTCTGAAGAGCATCCGTGTGGTAAGGTTCGTGCACAAGTTGGGCGACATGGTACCTCACCTGTACAAGGGCGTTGCTACCACGCCTATCGCGCCCGAGCCAGTTGTCGGCTGACCGGAGGTGTGGCCATGACGTTAAAAATGCTGGCACCCACTACTTACGGCGGGCGGTATCTGCGCAAGGGCGATGAGGTTACAGTCTCCAACGAGACAGCCGAGTGCTGGATACGCGATGGGAAGGCGGCTGCCGTTGCCGCTAAGCCCAAAGCAGCCCGGTCTTCAAGGACAGAGAGGCTTCCCGCACAAGAGGTCAATTCTGCTCAGGAAGAGTTACAGGAGGAATAGCCATGGCGAAGCGTGGGCCGAAAAAGACACCTATCAGGGCGCCGCTTGTGCGCCTGAAGGCGGTTGCGAATATCCAAGATGACAGCCAAGACGCCCTGTTGGCCGAATTGCTGGCGCAGGCAGAGGTGTATATCCTTACCTACTGCAACCGCACCGAGATGTTGGAGAGCATGCGCGCCGGGCAAGTGCGCCTGGCGCTGCTCTATTTCAATCGTATGGGCATCGAGGGAGAGAGCAGTCACAGCGAGGGTGGCGTGAGCAGAAGCATTGACATGCTTCCGGCTGATTTGCGGGAGTGGCTGGATGCACACCGGCTGCTGCCTGGCGTGGCCCGCGTAAGGAGGGCTTCCGTGTGAGGCTGATCGAGCGAGATAAGCGCACGCTCCACTTGCGCCGCAACATGGGCAGCAGGCAGGATGCATACGGCGATACCTTCATCGTGTGGGATGATCCGGTAACGGTCCGGGCGGCCTGTCAGCCCACTGGCGGCGCTATGGATGCACAGATTTACGGTACTCGGGTAAAAAACATGTATACCCTGTTCTACGACGGCCTGGAGGTTATTCAGCCAGGTGACGGCCTGTGTATCCATGTAGCTCCTGATGCGCACCCCGACTACCGGGTGACTTCCTCTCAGGGCTGGGATCATCAGCGCATGGACGCCGAGATGATCCCGCCTGAACAGCGCAAGGGGTGAGGCTGTGATCAATGTAAGGTTTGAAGGCCTGGATGCGCTGCTGGAACAGCTGGAAGAGATGGCCGAGGAGATTAAGGATGCGGCGCTGCAAGGCTTGAAAGCTGGCTTGAGTGAAACGGTGGCATGGGCGAAGAATGCCGTGCAGGAAGATACCGGCCAGTTGCGCAATAGCATCATCAGCACGGCAGAGCGCCAAGGCAATGAAATTTACGGGAAGGCAGTAGCGGGCGCCAGTCATGCGGTGTATGTCGAAATGGGAACTGGACCGAAGGGGCAGGCATCCGACGGTGGAAAAGCGCCAATAGGCGCTACCTACACAACGCATGGATGGGTGTACCGTGATCCCAAGACAGGCAACTTCTACTACACCTATGGGCAGCCAGCGAATCCCTTTATGTACCCGGCTTACAAAGCGACTAAAGACACTATAAAAGATAAGATCGCGGAGGCCATAAACAGGGCGGTCGAGGAGGGATAACATGGCGCTGCATGACGACAAACCTCGCATTGTTACCGCGCTATCTGTTATTCCCGGATTGGCCTGTGTGCGCTTCGCTTGGCCGGAAGACAAAACAGATATGCCATGCATTGTGGTGGGAGAAGCGTCGAACATGCCCGCAGACCACCGGGATAACCGGGAACGGATTACCGAACTGGAGTACTATGTGCGTGTATTTTCCGCTAAGGCCGCAGAAATATCGTGCATTGCGTCGGAGGCAGATGACATCATGCTGAGCTTGGGCTATTCACGCAGAAGAAGCCAAGATGTTGACGGCGTAGGGATACGCCAAAAAATGATGCTGTACCGCATCTATCTATGATGATGAGGAGGATAAACAACGATGCCCACAAAAAAGAGAGCTATCATTGGTTTGCGCGGTATCGCGCTGGCTCCGGTCACCGACAACACGGTGCTAGCCTACAAGTCTTCTGCGGCAAGTATCGCTCTGCAATTCGCCGGGCAAATGAGCCGCACAGCAAAAGAAAAGACGCAGGATGTCTTCTATGACGATGAGCTGTACGCCCAAGTTAAAGATATACTGGGCGAGGATGTGGAGATACGCTTGGGCGAAGTGATGTTGGAGACATTGGCCGATCTTGGCCTGGGAGACTTCGACGCGATCACGCAATCATTCGAGGGCGACTTCACACCCATGCGCGCTGAGTATTCGCTCCGCTGCGTTACGGAAACGGTGGACAAGGTTGCGTACTACTTCAACTGGCGTGTGTTCGATCTCACGGGCGTTCGGTTTGATAACTTCGCCACCAAGGGAGACAGCATCACCGTGTGTGAGGTGATCATCACCGGCGTGTTCAAGCGGCCAGCGCTGGCTGGCGTGAAACCGTACGCCATCATGCGCCTGTCCGAGACCGGAGACAATCAGGAGGCGTGTGACACGTTCTTGAAGAGCGGAGAGAGCTTCCCTGCGTAAGAGAGGATGAGAAAGCCCCGCCGGGCGGGAGTTCGGCGGGGCGACTGTGCTTTGTGTTAAGCTTCTATCTTTTCTTCTTCTTGGGTGTTCAGAAGTGTGCCATCATTAATCCGTGCCTGTTCCAGGGCATTACGTGCCTGAAGTAATGTGCTTATGCGTGTGTTGTGGGTCAATGACGCCAGGCAATTCAGGGCAACGGAAATCGTCTTTGTTATAACAATGGATGAGAGCGCTAGAATTGCTCCCAGAATAAGCCCGCTCCAAGTCCATGTGAGTTCTCTTTGGATTAAGTCATATCCGATACAGGGAATGATGAGTAGAAGAACAGCTGCGATACCACCAACCATCCCCAGTGCGCCAACCCACTCCGACGCGGTATAAGATGGATCTACGTAAGTATCCAGAAACTCTTTTACTTCGCGCTGGAAAATATCAGAGGGGCTGTATTTTACGGCATCCATTTTCGCTGCGTTACAGTTCCAGCACTTCCTGGTATTACAATTTATCGCCCTACACTTGGCGCAATCCCAAACCATGGTGACACCTCCATTTTTTGCGGTTAATGTGGCTAAAGTGTAGCATGCCGGAAGAATTTAGGCAAGGAAAAGGTCAGGTTGCGCCGCCTGAAGAGACAGGCGCTATTATATGTCGGCGAAAGGAAGGAACACACCGTGAAAAGAAAAAACACGTCAATTTTGTCTTTGCCTGAGACCAGGAAGGTCCGGGGATGCGTTATCAAGCGCCTGCCTTTGGGCAGATACATTCAAGCATTGGAAGTGCTTCGGGCTGCGGCGGATGATCTGGCCGAGACGTGTTTTCCCGATAAAAACACGGACGAAATCTTTTCGTACGTAACCAGCATCAGCAAAGATTCATTGCTGGAACTGATCGGGAACGCTGCTCCTGTTGCGCTCATGCATATAACCCAGCTTGCCTCTGCGCTCACCGGCATTGATGAGCAAAAGTTACTCAATGATCCCGGCATTGGCCCTGACGGGCTGGTAGAGATATTGACCGTATGGGTGGAGGTAAATAGGCTAGGGGATTTTCCTGGGGCCGTCCGAAATCTGATCGGCAAGTTTCGGACGGCGGTCGAAGGCTCCCCGCAACCGAATATTGGCTCCAACGCATGATCGCCAAGGCTCTGAGTATCGGGATTGGTAAGAGAGAACTGCTGGAGGACTACTACCCGGATGAGTTGGGTTACATCATTGAGGAGCACAACATCATCCACGGGATGGGATCTGACGATGTTGAGGAAGAGCGTGTCGGGGCGCTTGAATTTCTTGGGGCTTTGAGTTGAGGAGGTGACGGCCTTGGAGCTTGAGGAGTTAGTTATACGATTTCGCGGCGTGATGGATGATATAGACACCACCTTCTCGGCGGTACAAAATACGCTCCATGGTGTTGCTCAGACGGAATCCGTGCGCGGAAATGCTGCCCGCCAAGCGACTTCAATGGTCTCACAGGCATACGCACAGCAGGCGAATGCTGCAAAGCAGATGGCAAGCGCATCAAGCCTTGCTATCGACGCGCAGGCGAAAAAGCTTGATGCCGTCAATGATAGAATAGATGCCCAGAAAGCGAAAGTTACGCAGCTTGGCCTTGAACTGAAGCGTGCTCTTGGATTCCAAAACGCGAACGAAGGAAGTCCCCGAGTGCAAAAATTGCAAGCAGAAGTAGAAAAGGCTACGAACGAGCTTGCGAATCTAGAAGTGCAGTCGGACAAAACAGCAGCAGCGCTGATAAAGATGGAAGACGCGGCGGCTGCGATGGGCGAAAAACAGGCCATCGTAGCACAGAAGATGGCAGAAGCACAGGAGTTGGCCGAGCAGAAGGCAGAGGCGCTTGCTGACGCGGCCATAAACAGACAGAATCGGTCTTATGCCCAAATGGTTTCTATGGTATCGCGGCTGACCGGGGCCTTCCAGGGTTCGAGTAAAGAGTTGCGCACAATTACTACGGTTGCGAATATAGTTGCCCAATCTCTCGGAATGGCGGGCCGTACCGGTATGACATCTGGGCAGATGATCGCCGCGGGCGGCAAGATGGCTGGAGATGGCGTTGCGGCGGGCGCAGCGACCGCAGGCAGAGGAATTTCTGCTGCCATGCCATGGATCACGGCTATGGGCGTGGCGCTGAACGTTGTGATTTCAATAATTGGAATATTCAAGCGCAAATCGGAGGAAGCGACAGAGGCAGAGCGAAAGGCGGCAGAGGCACGGCGTGAATCCATTGTTGCACAGAGGGAGTCTTTGTCAACCGTTGGTTCTCTTTCGGATGAGTATGGGGTGTTGAGTGCAAAAACGGATAAGACATCCGAGGAGAAGAGAAGGCTCACAGATATAGAGCAGATGCTTAGCAGGGAGCACGGAATCTCTCTCATTGGCCTTAATGGGCAGAAGAAGGGGTACGAAGAGCTCAATGCGACGTTGCGCGAAACGCTGCAGCTAAAGAGAATAGAAGGCCTTATTGCTGTTGAAAAAAATGCAATGGAATTGATTGGCGCTCCCGACGAAGAGAAGATAGCATTCTTACGGAACAGCATTGAAGGAACTACAAAACTCATTAGTGATCTACAAGATATGCTTGAACGCGGGGGTGATAAGAGCTATGAGCTGTATTTAGGAAGAACAATACAAGAAGAGATTGACAGGCTCGAAGAAGTTCTTTTGAATAACACCTCGCGCCTAGCCGAAGCGCTGAAGCCCAGAGTGGATGCCGCCTGGGATGCAATATCTGCATCAATTCAGCAAAAAACACCAGAAATCACTGGATATGGCCTCCATTTGATGGAGGCTATGTACAGAACAATGGCGGAGGCCAATCCATCAGAAGCGGATACTGTGCGATTTGTGGAATGGGTAAAGGGGTTATTCACTCATCCAGAGCTGCAGCAATCTATCGAAACGCTGAAAGAGCAACTCGCACAGATAGACCCAGCTGCAATGATGGAAGATGGATTTACGACGCAACGCGAGGCTCACATCCTAGAGTTCATTGCGAATCTTGAGGAAGCTGGGATATCTGCGTTTGCTGCAATGGGCATAGAGGGAGACCATGCAGGAATTGCGCTTACCAGGTTCCAAGAAATCGTGCGCGGCCTTATAGAGGGATTCGATGGGGCAGAAGAAGCAGGAGAAAAACTTGGAGATGAGTGGCGCGAAGGTTTTGAGAGGGCCGTGCAGGGAGCAACCAGAAACCTCTCCAGCATCCTTAGTTCAAAAGATGCCATAGATGAAGACCTCAGGGCCTGGCAGGTGCTCAGCGACGAACGTTTGCGTGGGACAAGAGAGTTCGAAGCCGCCCAAGACCGCATCAACAAAAAGTACGGAGAAGGCGCCGCGGAGAATCTGGAGCATGTGCGCGCCCGCATACATGGTGAAGAGAACTACTTTACGATGCAGGAGGAAAACGCACAGGCTCTGGCTGAGCTACGCCGGGCACAGCTTTCGGAGGAAATCCAGGCGCTTACATCGGCGAAGCTTCAAACTGACAATGCAGAAGAGCGTCTTGCAATCGAGACAGCAATGTTGCCCTTGCTGGATGAGCAACGCCAGTTGCTGCACGACATAGCGCAACCCGCATCTTCTCCCGCAGAAGGCTATACCGAACTGCAAATGCAGATCATGGGCGCCACCGCAGAAGCCAACCGCCTGAAGGCCGCCATGGACACGAGTAAGGCCCATCGTGACAACATCAAGGCCCAGAGAGACTTTGCAAACGGCATTAAGGATAGCAGCAAGCTTGTCGGTCAGCAGAAAGCGGATTTTCAGGCACTGATGACCATTTACAACGCAGCTGACCTCAAAGACCTGAAGGCAAAAATCGCAGACGCCTTCACCGCCGCCGAAGATGGGGCGGACAATGCATCTGCCGCATACACCCTCATGATCGATCGGCTGATGGGCAATCTTTCCGACTTAGAAAACTATGCATCCGGCCTAGATATGCACAGCGAAGTGTATATTGACACACAACAGGCCATGGATGACCTAAGGGCAGTCATAGAGTATGCTGTGTCAAACGGGCTTGAACTTACAGGAGGTGGCGGGAAGGGAGGAGGTGGGAGAAAGAACGCTGCCGAAGATGCCCGAAAGGTAGCCGAAGAAGCCCGCCGCGCCCAAGAAGCCGCATGGCAAAAGCGGCTGGATGATCAGCTGCGGTACTTGGAACGCAAAAAGCGCCTGGGAGAGATCGATACCCAAGAGGAAATTCGGCAGCTGGAAATCATCATGAAGAAGTATGCCAAGACCGCTGAACAGAAGCGGCGGCTTGACGACATGCTGTTCGAGGCCAGGGCCAGGCTGCGGGATGAGGAAATCAGCGAAATTGACAAGCTCAACCAGGGGATCATTACCGCCCTGCGCAACCGCTACGACGAGCAGCGCAAGGTGGAAGAAAAGCGGCTGGACGAATCCTCCCAGTCTTGGCGGGACTGGGGAGACGCGAATGTCAAGGCCATACAGGCCCAGATCGATGCCCTGGACGATCTGAACAAGTTTGAAGACCGGGAAGAGCAGGAGCGCAAGAAGGTACGCAAGATCGAGGCCACCCGGCAGATGCTGGAGTATACCACCGACGATGCCAACCGGGAGCAGCTGCAAAAGGAACTGGAGCGCCTGGAGGCCGACCTGGCCAAGTGGCGGCGGCAGAATGAAATTTCCGACGCAAAGGAACAACTGCGGGCCGAGCAGGAGGCGATACGGGAGCGGGTGCAGGCCGAGCAGGAAGGCATTGACCAGCAGCGCGACGCGATGCGGTTGATGTATGACGACCTGACCAAGGACGCGGCGCTGCGGGCGGAAGCAGAGCGCATGCTCACCCAGAGCAGCCAGGAAGATATCCTGCGGCTGATCGGCGATTTTGCGCCGGATTACGAAGCAACAGGCAAGACGCTTGGCGAGAGGCTACACGCTGGGCTTATGGATAAGCTAGGGCCGATTGTAGACTGGTTCAAGGGGCTTAACGACCAGATCATTGCCATACAGGACAGGGCGCAACAGGCGGCTCTGGACGCCGCTGACGCGTTCTATACGGGAAGCCATGGCGGACAGGGGGGAGCCGCGGGACAGGCGAACACGCCGCCACAGGTAAACGTGGTAAACAACTTCAACGTGCCTGTGGAATCACCGGCGGATACTCAGCGGAGGATTGAGCAGGCAAATGAAGACCTGGCGCTCCTGTTGACGTAGAAGGAGGGCGGAATGCAAAAACTAACCTACATCAACCTACTCCACCAAAGCATCACTTTCGGCGGGGAACCTCCTTATATCCTGGAGCATGTGAAGGGGCTTGGCAAGCCGCCGGTAAACATCTCCACAACCAGAGGCGCATACCAGCACGGAGATACGCCGCGCAGGATACTGATGGAACCGCGCTTTGTGGATTTGACCTTCCACATCCGGGGGGAAAACAGAGCCGACCTGTATCAAAAGCGCGTTGAGCTTATGGACTTGCTGTCATTCGAGCGGGCGTTCGACGGAAAACGGCAGGGGCGGCTCTTTTATGAAAATGATTACGGAAGATGGTGGTTACATGCCGTGCCGGAGGGCCCAGACCCAGAAAAGCGCGTGATGGACTGGATGCTTTCCAGCAAACTATCCTTCCGCTGCGCTAACCCATACTGGAACGATGACAAGAGTATCAAGATGTTGGCGTTGTCCATGAGTGCGGGAGGGTTCAGCTTTCCGTTTAGCTTCCCGATTCAGTTTGGGGACAGGCGATTTTCTGGGGTTGCTTTTAACAACGGGCAGGCTGCTACGCCCTTGCATATCACAATTTTCGGTTCGGGTGAGATGCCCGTGCTGGTAAATAACAGCACCGGCGCACAGCTTACGGTATCGCAACCAATCCCTGGGGGAAGTAGATTGATCATCGACACCGACCCGGAGACGCTCAGTGTGGTGATGCGTGACGCCAATGGATACGAGGCCCCGGCTCATGGATATTTAACGCTGGATTCGCCGCTATCCAGCTTCGTGCTACGGCGCGGAGAAAACGATATCGAGTATAAGCCCAATCAGCCAAGCGCTCAGTCAAGAGTGGAGCTGCAATGGAGCGAACGCATGGAAGGGGTGTAACAGATTGAAATCACTCCACGTTGCGACAATGGATTTTGAGGCAAAGGGAGAAATTGCAGGATATGCCAGCCTATCGATTACCCGTCGGCACTATGGTGTTGGTGAGTTTCAACTCGTTATTCCGGTCGACGCGCCACATACCGGCGAGTTAGCGATTGACCGCATGCTGATTCCGAGCGAGGAACCGCATAAAGCGCTGCTGATCGAGAGCCTGGTATATGAGGAGGCGAAGGCAGAGATCACGGTGCGAGGCTGTACCTTGGATGGAATTGTAAAGCGACGGCTGGCTGTGCCTCCGCCAACATCAGAAAGTACCTTTGGCTGGGATCGGGTAATAGGCGACGCCGAAACCGTGGTCAAGCACTTCGCGGAGAACAACCTGACCGCTCCGCCGGACACAAAGCGGGCGATCCACAATCTTGTTATTGCGCCAAACCAAAACCTAGGGATTCAGATGCCGGGGCAAGCGCGGTTTGAGGCGTTGGACGTATTGCTCAAGGGCCTTGCCGAGTACGCTGACATGGGCTGGACAATTATGCCAGACATCCAGCAAAAGCAGCTGGTGTTTGACGTGGTTCCCGGACGCGATTTGACCGTCGGAAACCCTGGTCAGACCCACGTAATCATATCGCTTGGCATGGGCAACACGGGCGAGATGACACACACGCTGGATGCCTCCACCCTGCGAAATACGGCCTACGTAGGCGGACAGGGAGAAGATGAGGAGCGGCTGATTCTTTCCGTTGGCGATGGCGCCGAGGGGCTTGCGAGGCGCGAGACGTGGGTGGATGGCGGCAGCCTTGATTTCCCCGATGAGCTGATCACAACCGGGCAGCGAAGATTGAGCCAGACAGAGGTCAAGAACACCATCCAAGGCGCTATGCAAAGGCATGGCGTCTTTCAATATGGCAGGGATTTCGACCTAGGTGACCGAGTGACGCTTTTGTCCCAAACTGGCAGGCTAGACGCTCGTGTGATCGAGGCCCAAGAGGTATATGAGAAGGGAAAAGCGGACGCCATCAGCCTTACGTTCGGCGATGCGCCAGTGACTTTGGCATCGGTGATCAAAGGGATACAAAATCAAATAGTGAGGTGATGAACATGGCGGTTATCTATGCGCGGAGGATCCGGGAAGGGCAGATGACGATTAATGATGTGCCGGCGCGCTGGCTAGATGAAGTTCAGGCGTTGTTGGACACAGATGTGGAGGAGGAGTAGCAGTGGCGAAAACGGTAACTGCAGCAGCATTTGTGCAGAAGGCTGTTGAGTTGGCGAAACTCCACCCGCCGATACCCTATGTGTTGGGCGGGCGAGCGAGGGCAGGAACGGACTGCTCGAACCTGATCCGGCTGATACTCAAGGAACTTGGAGCCTCCGACATCCAGGCCGGATCAAACGCGATGTGGGCAAGCCACGTGACCAACAAGGCGTTTATCCACGCAGGCGGAAACTTTAGGGGCGGTGGGCACCTGGCACAGGGGGTGCTGCTGTTTATGGACTATGGCACTCCGGCCAATCAGACAGCAACAGGAACGCCCGGAAAGATGGACCACATGGGCATCTACGTTGGGCCGGTGTCTGGCCTGGTGACGCCAGACGGGAAGCAAGCCGATGTGATTCACGCCAGTGCATCCAGGGGAATCGTGTGTGGATCCACGTTGAAGAACGCCTGGACGCATGTTGCGCATCTGAAAGGGATGATTTTTGATGAAGGCGGAACTTTGGGGCTTGTTGATATGGGGCCTGCTAACCCTGCTGGCAGCCTGCCTAACAACCCCGCGCCGCCCAAAGCCCTAGGCCAAGGCCAGGCGCGGGTGATCACCACCACGTCGGGCCTATACCTGCGCGAGGGGCCCCACACTAAGTACCGGCGCATCAAGGAGATGCCAATTGGCGCGATTGTCGAAGTGGTCCATATCCAGGATGGGTGGGCAAATGTGCGATGGGATGTAAGGCCTGGCCTGTATCACACAGGGTGGTGCTGTGTTGGGGAGAATGGGGTTCAGTACCTAGAGTTGGGGTAAAAAGGGGGAATGATGGCAATGGGAGCATGGATTGCAGAGGCGGGCAACGCCCTTGTGTATATAGCGACGGTGATAGGCGCGATCATCGCCATATACCGGGCGGTTGTGAAGCCGATTAAGAAGTTTATGGCGGATATCAAGGATTCCTTAGTGTCCATCCGTGACGATATCAAGGATATACAAGATGAGATTGGAGATGTTGTTTGTGACCGCCTGCACCAGGCCCGCGATTATCACATAGGAAAGCGCTGGTGCGCGAGAGACAAGAAGCAAAGGCTGCTGGATATGTACCGGCGGTACAAATCCAAGGGCCGAAACCATATGACAGACAGGTTTGCAGACGAGCTGCTAGAACTGCCGGACGAGCCGCCCGGAGTGGCGTAAAGAGAAGGAGGTATTATCATATGCTTGACTTGACGGGGATTGCTGTGGCGGTACTATCGCTACTGGCGGCGTGGGTGACCACCCAGGTGATACCGTGGATCAAAGCCCGTACCACGACAGAACAGCGCCGCGTGGCTAGGCAACTGATACAAACCGCCGTGTATGCCGCCGAGCAGCTCTATAAGGGCGCAGGGCGGGGTGAGGAGAAGCTGCGCTATGTGGAGGGGCGGCTGGCGGATGCTGGGATCAAACTCGACGTCGATGTGGTGACGGACATGATCGAAGCGGCAGTACTGGAGCTGGCTGTTAAACGGGAGTGGGGTAAGGTAGAGGATCATGCGCCAGGCATTTCGACTGCCGATGTGTACCCCACGCTTGTGCTTGATGGGCTGCCCACAGTAGGCCAGATAGTTTTTCGCAGCGATGGCACTAAGACAACCATTTTAGGCGTTGGACTAGTGGACGGAGATGAGCCCGGGGAGGGTATCTATGAGCCGCAAGAGGATGGCACATACATCTGGCATATGCCCATTAATACTAACATCCCTGTGGATGCGGCTGGATGA